GTACATGTCGAGCGCGCTGTTCCATGACAGTCGGCGGATCGTGGCGTCCTTGGTTTGGCAGTTTGGGCATGTCGTAGTAGGATGTTGGACGTTCATGGGAGATGATACCTCCGGTGAATGGCCGGCGGCTTCCACCGCCGGCGTTGTTGTTACTTGCCCTCAACGATCGATGGCGGTCCATAGGTGTGGCGTACGGTGCGCCGCTCACCAAGCCGGATGTGGCCACGCGCGATCCAGAGGTCGTTGACTCGATCAACGTAACCGTCCCGTTGCGCCTGGAGCAGCACCACGTCATCAGCAGCTGCGTCAATGATGTTGGTATCGCTGTTCCGCCGGTGGGCGAAGAGATAGCGGTACATGTCGTTGATATCAAGCATGGTTCGTTCCCTTCGTTTAGCCGTGTCGCCAGCGAACCTTTTCGCTGATGACCAGGCCCTTCATGGTGTCAAGCAGGTTGGCGTATTCGATTGCGCGGGCGTAGGCCGCGCGGGCGATCAGTTTGTCGAAGAGCAGGCCGATCGCCATGGTCAGCATGAGGATCAGCAGGGTTTCGTTGAACGGGTTGGCGGTCATGGGTAGCCCCCATTCGTTGCTGTTAGGTAGTCTAGTGCTGCACCTACTGTTCCAAATCGTTGTGATGCAATGTCAATTTGTGCAGACACCGCGAGCGCAGTTCCGTCCTCAACGCGCCGATCGCCTTCGTAAATACGAAGCAAGATTGAGCCGATCCATTCACCGTCAATGATCACTTGATATCCCGCGTGTGTTGGTTTGAGCATGATTGTCATGCCCATGATATCCTCATCCATCACCAGCCCTCCTTTGCCAATGCCGCGCGCACCCGCCGCACTTCGTCCACGATCCCGCCATTCGCCACCGGCCCGCCGAGCAGGCTGTCGAGCAGCGCGGCGCACTGGGCAAGCAGAGGCTCCTCATACATCGGCGCGATATAGCGGCTGGCGAACGTCGGTTCAGTGTCATAGGTGCGCTCACCAGATTCCCATTGTTCGGCGCGTCCCCGCGCCGCGAATCGCCCGGCCTCGATCAGCAGCGCGTCACCGCCCATAACCCAGCTATGCTCCGCCTCGGTGATGCTGGCGATGATCTGCTCGGCGGCGTGGTAGTTTGCGCAGATATCGGTGTGCGCGCCTGATGTTATTGCGTAGCCGCCGTTCAGGTATTCAACGGTGTAGGTGGTCATGGGGTTGCTCCTTTGTCTACGATTTCAAGGGCCTCAGACATGGTTTTGCCAGCGCGTACCAACTTCATAATTTCTGAGATGCGGTCACTGTTGGCGGTGCGGCGAGCCTGTTTCGGTGTTGCAATGTGGATCGGTTCGCCAGCCTCGATCGCGTTCATCAGATGGTGTTTCATCCAGCTCATCCCGCTACCCCTTTCGTCGTAATCAGGCCCTTGGTCAATGCCGCCGCTACGCTCTCGCGCACTCCGAACGCCCGCAGTGCTTGGTAGTAATCCATCTCGCCCACCGGCTGGATTGGGATGATGCGCCCACCGGGACGCTGGACGACGATGTAGCCGTTGACGATGCTGATCACTTACTTAACTCCTCGAATACGTAGGCGTTAAGCGCATCTTCGGCAGCAGCGAGGGTGTCGCGGGTGTCGATCAGGTCGTCGCCATACCAGGCGTCGAAGCCCACCAACTTCTTGCGCTTGCCGATCATTTCATATACCGGCTCAATGCGCTTGGCTGGCAATTTTAGCGCGGCCCACTCTTTGCGTACCAGTGCCTCGATCAGCGCGCCGCGCTCGATCTTGCCGCGCTCCGTGACGCACAGCCCGTTGATCATGTTGATCACCTCGGGCGAAAGGCGGATGTTGAACTGCTCATTGGCCATAGTGCTTGCTCCTGTGTGCTATGCCTTGCTAACTGATGCTAGTATATCATAGCATCGCTATCTTGTCTAGCCCTCAATCTATCGTCTTCCGACGATATGACAAAACTGTTATTGACGCCTATGTTATACTGAAGATCAACAGGAGCGCGCCATGTCGGTGTTCAGCTGGGAGACGATCCACTACCCGACCCTCGCCGCCTACACAGCGGCGCTGTTGCCGTTCCATAAGCCGGCCTGGATATCAGCCATCACGATCCACCACAGCGCGATTCCCACCCGATCGCAATGGCGCGGCCGATCGACCATGGAAGCCACGAAACAGTATTACATCAATAAGGGCTGGTCAGCCGGCCCACATCTGTTCCTGGCCGAGCTGACGCCCGGCAAACTCAATGACGGCATCTGGGCCGGCACGCCGCTGGCCACGACGGGCATTCACGCCGGCGCCTGTAACAGCTCACACATCGGCATCGAAGTGGTGGGCAACTACGACGTGGAGCCCTGGCCACGCGAGGTGGCGGAGCTGGTGTACAGCACGTGTGTGGTACTGATGAAGTGGGCGAAGATCGCCCCCGCGCAGGTGCAGGGGCACCGCGAGTGCCTCGACAACAAGTCGTGTCCTGGCCGCAAGGTTGATATGAATGCGGTGCGCAACGAGCTGGCGAGGCGGTTAAAGCCATGATCATCGACCATACCCTGATCCGCTGGGGCGATCGGTACGTGCTGTTCTGTGGCATCTGCGGGCGGCCGATGCGCGTCTGTCGCGCCCAGAGCATCCAGTGCAGCGCGCCGCCAAAGGCAAAGCCATGAGCGCCCGCGATCTGATCGTCGCGTATCTGGAACAGGTCCACGAGGAGCGCACGGCCGCTAGGATCATCAATTATCTATGGACGATGCACCACGTCACGCCAACCTCGACGCGTACCGCGCTCGGGCGGCTCGTCCGGGACGATCAGATTACGCGGATCAGTACGGGGCGCTATGAGCGAAACCACACCGCAGATCGTGGCCATCCTGCAAGCGATTGAAGAGGATATTCATGATCCGGAAGGCCAGCTTCAGCACGCGCTCCATGACATCCTGCGGATCTACGGGCTCACGGCCCAGCTGGCCGAAGTGGTGACGGAACAACGGGAGCAGATCCAGGCGCTGGCAGAGGTCATCACGATGATGCACGGCCGGATGATCGAACATGACCGCCGCTCGATTGCGCTCGGGGTGTCGATCCAGTCGATGCACCTATTGATCGAGGCGAACAACCAGACCATTGCGCAGCAGGCATCCGCCGCCCGCGCGCTCTTGCACGAGGCGGCGGCGGCGCAACTGGCCGAACTGGAGGCGCACGCCGAGATGGCACGCGGCCTGTTGCGCGTGGCGCGTATGGACGCGATCAAGGTCGTGCAGCGCGCCGTGCACGATGCACAAGATGAGATCGCCAGCGCGGCCAGTGACGCCCGCGACACCTTAGCCGAGGACCGCGCGTGAGCGTCAACACGAACATTATGATCACGATCATCGCCGGGCTTATGCTGATCGGCTATCTGTTTTACGCCGCGCCAGCCGCCGCCCCCGCGCAGGTGCCGGGGGTGCTGCTGGCGATCGGTGTGCTGATCAAGCTGTTTAATACCGACACGAAGGTTGATCAGGGTGTGCATCAATCACACCTCAACACGGATAAGATCGAACAGGTGCATGAGATCGTGAATAGCCAGCGCAGCGCCATGGAGCGGAAGATTATGCAACTTCAGGACTCAATCGCCAGCTTACGCGAAGAGCGCGCCGGAACCATTGTCGAGGTGGCGCACGCGCGCGGCAGTGAGCAGCGGATCATCAGTGCGATCGCAGCGGCGATCATTCCGCCACCGGATGCGCCGCCCGCCGGACCGGGGGAGCATCAGTGAGTTGGACGCCACCGCCACATCGGCTGATCGTGGCCTTGCTGCTGATCCTGATTGTGGGCTGCGCGATCGTGCTGGCGCTGTTCGTGCGGGTGGGGTCGTGAATGGTGACGAGTGGCACACCTCGGCCATGGTCGACGCCGTGCGCGAGATGGCGCAGAAGCTGGATATATATCAGCAACACGCCGACGAGGAGCGCACGAAGCTGCGCGCGGATGTGTACGCGATCGTCGAGGCGATGCGCAAGGACGTGTTTAAGACGATCGCGGCAGTGCAGCTCGATACGCGCCAGCATCGTGACGAGCACGCTGCCGATCGCAAGGAGCGCGCGGCCGACGCGATCGACCGGCTAAACCGCCAGCTGGTGCTGAATATTTGGCTGGGCGCGCTGACCGCGCTGGTGGTGATCAATCTGCTGCTGATCGGCTTTGTGGTGATTCGTACGGCGCAAATGTGGTTCACATGATCGTGTGGCTTATCGTGTTAGGGATCGTCGTCGCGTTTGCGCTGGTGCTCCTCGCCATCAGCTGGAGGTGGCCGCCGTGAGTGTGCAGCACTGGCAATGCTCAAGCTGTGGATCGTACTATCCGCTCGGTGCGACGTGCGGGGGCTGCATGAAGCTACCGACTGTTCCGATTAAGCAGGCCAATGTCAAGATCCGCTACGGCGTGGCCTACTGCGCGATCTGCGGGTTTGCGATCCAGTTCTGCAACGGCCATGGTCCAACTGCGCCACCGGCGAAGGACGGCGCCGAATCAGACCTGGAGCGACGGATCAAGGCATGCCAGTAAACGAGCGCCGCTATCTGCTGACCCGCTGCCTGCGCCTGGAGTCGCGGATCGACGTGTTGGAGCGCGAGCTGATCGCACTGCGCCCGCGCCCGCGCTATCTCACCGATGCGGATCGATCGGCCATCCGTGATCTGCATAATCAGGGCGCGTCGCTTCGCACGATTGCCGCGCAATTGCATCGCGGGACGGGGACGATATGGAACGTGATACATCCGAAGCCGTAATGCGCTGGACGTGGTATCATTGGATCGCGCTGGGCGTTGGCGCGGGGCTGTGGGCGCTACTGTTTTACGGCATTGGCGCGCTGCTGTATTGGATCTTTTTCGTATTGAGGTGATGGTATGAGTGTGGTCACATTTCTGCTGCTGCTGGTCATCGCGGCGATTGCGGCGGGCTGTTCGGCTATCATCGTCGGGCCGTGGAATAGCCGCTGGTTCGCGGCAGCGTTCGTGATGGGCGCGCTGCTGCTCGTGCTCCCGGCGCTGCTGCCGAAGCTGCTCGGGGGCTAGGGCGGTGAGCGAACGCCGGCCACGCTATACTGATGAACTCAAAGCTGCTGCAATCGCTGACAGTCAGTTCATTGGTGTCGGTGCGGCAGCGGCAAAACATGGCATCCCCTCGGGTACGCTGGCGAGCTGGCGTAGCCGTGATGACATGCAACCCATTGCAATAATTAAAAAGGATCGGGTTGGTCAACTGATTTTTGCGTATCTCGAAGCCAACCTCCAAGCGTTAACGGCACAAGCCTATGTTGCGAGCCAGCCAGAATACATTGAGCGACAGCCAGCGGAGGGCCTTGCAATCCTTCACGGGGTCATGGCCGACAAGTCTGTTCGACTTCTCGAAGCCATCAGCCGAAGTCAGCCCGAGCCGCCTGAGCTTGACGGCGACTGAGTTCATCGAACAAACGTCGCTGGAAGTGATCGCGGATGAGCAGACCGGGATCGCGCCATTTAAGCTCTGGGACGGCCAGCGGCAGGCGCTGTCGGTCATGGAGCACGCGCGGCTTGCCGTGTTTCTCAAAGCGCGCCAGCTGGGCATCTCATGGGTCGTGTGTGGCTTTGCGCTGCATCAAGCACTTTCGACGCCGAACCAGACGATCCTGGCCTACAGTCAGGGGCAGCTGGAAGCGAACGAACTGATTCGCCGGGTGTCGTTTTTGTATCACCATCACAAGGCGGATCTCCCGGCGCTGGCCACCGATAACATCGGCATGCTCGGCTGGGCAAACGGCAGTCGCATGCTGAGCCTGGCCGCGACGCGCAAGGCGGGGCGCAGCTTCACCGCCTCGATCGCGATCCTCGACGAGTGGGCGTTCATGGCCTGGCCGCGCCAGACCTTGGCTGCCGTGAAGCCGACGATCGACGCCGGCGGGAAGCTGTTCATTATTTCGAGCGCCGATGGTCAGGGCAGCGCGTATCATCAGTTTTGGCAGCACGCCGAAAGCGGCGCAAACGGCTACAAAGCCGTGTTCCTGCCCTGGTTTGCACACCCGGATCGCGGGTCTGACTGGCGCGATCAGAAGGTGATTGAAGCCAGCGGGGATACGGCGTCGGTGCTCCGGGAGTACCCGGCCAACCCGATCGAGGCGTTCACCGCAGCGGCGGGCCTGGTGTACGACGTGTGGAGCGACGGGCCACCCGATGGCAATGTGACCGAGGACGCAGAGTATCAGGCGGGCGCGGGGCCGATCTTTTGGGGCGTCGACGACGGCTACAGCGGGGCACACGATCCGCAGACCGGCTACTTCACGCCGAACAGCGCGCCGCGCGTGTTCCTGCTCTTGCAGGAGCTACCCGATGGGAGCCTGAATGTCTTTGCCGAGCAGTACCGCTTTAAGACGATGGAGGAGGACGACATCGCCAGCGCGCGGGCATTGGGCTACCCCGATCCGGAGTATGCGGCGGTTGACAGCGCCTCGGCAGCCTTGCGCGGGCGCTTGCACCTGAGCGGTATCTACACACGCGGCAAGCCGCAGCACATCGACGAGAGCGTGAAGGCGACGCGGCGCATGCTGGCGAAGGACGCGAACGGGCGGCGCCGCATCCATGTGCATCCGCGCTGCACCTATCTGCGGCGTGAGATGGCCGGCTATCGCAACGACGATCAGGGCAACCCGATTGATGACGTGAACCATGGGCCGGATGCGCTCCGCTATATTGCCTGGACGAAACGGAACGAAGTATGATTGAACCGGCAGTGGATGACAAAGGCAAGCTGCTTTGGGTATCGCTCGTGCCGCCACTTGTGGAAGGCGAACACGATGCGATCATGGCTGCGCTGAAACGATGGAAAGATCAGCCTATTGTCTGGACACACAACCCACCACAAGTTGAAATAATTCAGCTCCATGGTCGATTTGAACCTGACATTGAGGATACGCCATGACCAACGGCGTCGCCCCTCCATCCGCGATTCGCGGCGATACGCTGAATTACCCGTCGCAGGGGGCGATCTTTGGGCTGGCGCTGCCGTGGATGGCCAGCCCGCCGAACTACACGGATCTCCCGGCCTACTGGAGCCCGCGCCGCGACTGGGTGCTCAGTCAGACGCCGAAGAAAGAGGATATGTGGGGGTCGGCGGTGGCGATTGCCACCACGAAATTCGCCTCGCACGGCTTCACGCTGAACGACAGCCAGGACAGCCAGCGCAAGGTCAGCGCCAGCCAGGAGCTGATGAAGCGCGCCGATGGCGGCCAGGGCTGGGTCACGTATGCACAGAAGATCATGCGCGACCTGCTGACCACCGACAACGGCACGTTCACGGCGATTCGGCGCGACGGCGATGAGGAGTTTCAGATCAAGGTCAAGGCGCAGACAATCCAGGGCGCCGATATGGCGGGCTACGCAGATGCGGCGGTGATTCGCTCGCGGCCCGGTGCCAAGATCACCGGCCTGTATCACCTCGACTCCTTACGCTGTATTCGTACCGGCAACCTGGCCTACCCGCTGCGCTACATGTCCGTCTTAGGCGTGCAGATGCTGTTCCGCTGGGATCAGGTGCTGATGTACGCCGATCAGCCGAGTCCTCGGGCCGAGCACTTCGGCGTCGGGGAGTGCGCCGCCAGTCGCGCCTATCACACGATCGCCAAGCTGAGTGCGATGGAGCAGCTGGTGTTCGAGAATCTCACCGGCGGCGGCGCGAACAAGCTCGTGTTTCTGCAAGGCATCAACGACCCGACGCTGCAGGCCATCCTCCAGAGCGGCCGGGCCGATGCGCAGTCGCGTGGGCTCGTGTACTACCTGGGCACGATTTTGGGCGCGATCCCCAGCGATCAGCCGATCACCAGTATCGAGGTGCGGCTGAAAGAGCTGCTCACCAACTTTGTGCCGAAGGACGAGCGCGACAACGGCTATCTGATCTACGCCAACGCGATCGGCGTGCCGGTGCAATCGATTCAGCCATTGAGCGGCCAAGGCTTAGGCACCGGCACGCAAACGCTGGTGCTTGACGATCAGGCGACAGGGCAGGGGGCTTTGCCCGCGTTCCTCAAGTGGTGGGAGCAGACGGTGAGCGACCGCATCTTGCCGAAGACGACGGAACTCAAATTTACCGACGAAAACGACCTGCGCGATCAGAAGGCCCGCGCCGAAGTGCAGAGCATCCGCGCGAATACGCGCAGCGTGCAGATAGCGAGCGGCGAGATCAGCCCGGCCATGGCGCGGCAGATCGCGGTCGATGCCGAAGATTTGCCCGAGGAGCTGGTCGGCGGCGACGTGACGCCCGAGGGGTCGATCTCGGATGACGAGAAGCAGACGCCGACGCATAGCCTCTTATCACCGGCGGCGATGGCGCTGATCCAGGGTGCGCCGACTGCTGCGCCGGGGCCATCCGCGCCTGCGTTGAAGAGCAAAGCCGACGACGAAGCCACTGCGTTGCTTGACGAAGAACTAGGCTGGGCGAAGCGGCTGGGCAGGGAGGCGAGGAAGCATGCCAAGACCACCGATTAAAGATATTCGCATGAAGTGCGGTGATCCTGATTTGTTTACACGCGAAACGTTGCTGTGTGATCGATGCAAAAAACTGTCGCCCGAGCAACGCCCGAAAGAGTGCAAGAACGAAGTGGTGATTGATTTGGGGAAAAAGTATTAAATGCCTAGCGCCCTTCAATGGCTCCTGGCTCGTCTCACGCGCCTGATCGCGACGGCGACGGACAGCCTGGAGGCGTCGTATCCCGATGGCGTAGAGGCGTGGCAGCAGGAGATTGCACGGCAGCTCGCGCGCTACCACGCAGCGGCGATCATGGCGGGCGCGGGGGTCGATGCGCTCGACAAACCGATGACGGTGGCGATCACCCAGGATCTGGCGAACCAGCTGCATTTTTTGAGCCGCTTCGGCGCGACGATTCAGGGCGGCAAGCGCTGGGAGAACGGCTACAACGCCCGCGCGGAGTCCTACGCGAATAGTATCAAAATTCCGTACAATCGCGGTGTGACCAAGATGCTGCCGCTGCCGGCGATGCCCGCGCAGGGCACGCAATGTATGGGCCATTGCGGGTGCAGCTGGGAGATCGATGAGCTGGAGGGCGACGGCAACGCGGATGCCTACTGGCGCCGATCCAAGGACGATAGCTGTCAAACGTGTGTTCAACGGGAGCAGGATTGGAGCCCGGTGCAAATCAGAGATGGGGTGTTGCAGGTATGAAACTCATCATTCCCAAAAAGTTGATCGCTGACCCGGCGAAGATGGCAAGGGCATTAACGAACGCCTTAAATGGGGTTGCGCTGGATATCCAGGTCGATTTCTACGTGACCACCCAGACCTGGCAGCACAAGCCGTCGTTTCCGATCAGCAGCCCGAGCGACTACCGGCGCATCATCGCGACCGACGACCCGATCTACGGGTATGTGAACGACGGCACGCGGCCACATGTGATCCGGCCCAAGGGCAAGGCGCTGCGCTTCAACACGCCGTTTCGTCCCAAGACGCTGCCGAACCAGATCATGAGCGGGCCGGGAAGTAAGGGCAGTGCGACGGTGTTCAGTCGCGGGGTGAACCATCCGGGGAGTAAGGCGCGGAAGTTCGACGTGGCCATACAAATCAAATGGGATCGGCAGTTCCGCGACATCATGCAAAGGGCGATTGATAGCGAGGTGTAGCCGTGCTCTCCCTTGAACAAGTTATTGAGCTTTTTTACGATGTGTTGCGTATGCCGGATATCGAGGCACACCCAGGCTACCCGCATCGCTACATTGATAAGTTGGCGATTATTCGCGCAGCCTACATTGAGCATTGCGCGTTCCCAGAGCTGTCAATCACGAGTATGATCCGCCGGCAAATTATGGGCGTGCTCACGGTCGAGGAATCGGCGTTTTGGAAACAGCTGATGCACCGAGCAATCAAATGAATCAGTCCACCGACTATCAACCGATCACCTGCCATCACTGCAAGCGTCAGCTGGCGTTGGCCACGCCGTATCGACTGCTCTTCAATCAGGGATCGTGCTGCGATGAGCCGGTGGCGTTGCGCTGTACGACCTGCGGCGCGCGGCGCTACTGGCGCCCGCTGCAAAAGATTGACAGTAGTGCTATACTGGAGCCAGCGCCGGTGTAGCGCGCTGGGGTTCAGGCGCGCGAAATGACGGGACGGTCGGAGCACCGGCGCCACAATCTATGCTAGGTCGCGGGCGTGCGTCGCGGCCAATGCCCTACATGAGCAGGGGCTGATCTCAATGAGATCAGCCCCTTTTTGTGATCATCTTGCCTTATTCGTCACGCCGTCAAGCCCGATGGGCCAACGCCAGCGGCCAGCCCTTCGCCAAGCGGTGGAACAAGCTGACCGACTTTGCCGCGCTCCCTGAGCACAAAGACGCCGGAACGATGGCTGGCGCGCAGCTCGCGGGGCCGGGCGGGCTGCTGAGTACGCCGGGGCTGGGCACAACCCGGACGCGCAAGGGCAAGAAGTGGGGCAGGCGGCTGAAAGACGTTCGACAACATCGCTTTATTACTCACGACGATTTACAGCAAGCCTACAGCCGACGATTATCTGAGTTGACGCAGGCTGGCTTTGACGAGCGCATGGCCCAAAACATCATGGGTGCGCCGCATCAGATGCCGATCGATGAGTTGTCTACTGCCTATCAGCGGTTGTTGCAGGGTAGTAATACCGACGATGCGAACGAGGGGCTTTTACGGATGCTTTATGCGCTGCTGATGACTGGTACGGTGAAGTCAGCATGTACTTGCGGGATCACCGTCAAAGCTCCCACCGGCGCACCGGGCGAATCGCTGGGCCCAGGCATCACCCGCATACGCGGCAATCTGTGTAACGTCCATGGGCGCTATGGGCCATGTGACACCGGCGCAGCCGCCAAGCCGGTCAAGGGCAAGAAGGGCCGCGCCGCCAAGCCGAAGAAGCCCAAAGTCATCCATCTGACCCCAGAGCAGAAGCGCGCCCAGCGTGATACAGAGCATACCCAGAACCAGGCGAAGGTGTTATCTAGTCTGGGCATCGACGCAGGTGGACAGGCTGCGCTTGAGGCACTCAGAAATGGCCAGCAGCCCGATCCGAAGGCGCTCGAACGCGGCGGTTTTGAGCAGGCGGGGTTGGTCGAGCAAGCGCAAGATGGATCGTACCGCATGACCGCCTCGGGCCGTGCCGCGCTTACGGCTGCACAGTCGGGGGACGCGGGCCGCGCCGGGTCGATCATCAGCGGCGCACGCGACCGCACCACGACCCGGCAGCAACGCCAGAGCGCGAGCGCCGCGCGCCAGCAGGCCGCCGCGACCCGCCGCGCGCAGATCCAGGCGCGGCGTGCTGCGGCAGCCGCGAGCAAGCCTGCGAAGCCCAGTGGCGGCGGCAAGGCACCCAGCAAAGGCACGAAAAACCCGACGAAGGCGCCACCGGCTCAGCGCGCGACCTTGAATCCGAAACAGACACGCCCGCATTCGAGTGTGCCCAAAGGACCGTCGTTGTCCAGCCCGAAGCCCAAAGCACCGGCGAAAGCCGCAACGCCATCCATCGCGCAGCCGCTGAAAGACGCGGCCAGCGCGGTATCGACTGGGGCGACGGTGTCACCAGCCCAGATTCAGCAGCTCGTGACCAATGGCCTGGCGCGGCTGGGCAAGGACGGTGCGCCGATCTTGACCGCAGCCGGGCTGACGGCCACGAAGAAAGCCGCATCGAATACGCCCAGCGATTTCCTAATCGTCGACGATCCGCAGAAACCCACGACCTGGCATCTCCAGGTCAAGCGGAATGGCACGGTCGACCATCATTTGATGGGGGCCGCGTGGAGTGCCTTGCATTCTGGTTTTCGCGGCAACGTGTATCAGGGGCCGGGCAAAACCGAAGCCATCGCCAAGCTGAAAAAGCTGTACGCCGCAGAGAAGATGCCCGTGCCTGCTGAGAAGTCCTTCATCGTCTACAAAGATCACGATGGCCGCGACCGCTGGATCGCCCGCACTACCACGGCGTACCAGGATCGCGACGGCGAGATCATCAGCGAGGCCGCGCTCGATCAGGACAGCCAGCGCATGACGACGCGCAAGCAGTTTGGCCCGCTGCGCTGGTGGCACGTGGGCGATCCCGATCCCGGTGCGAGTAGCGCGCCGTGGGGGCCGGGCCTGGATATTGGTGACTGCGATTACAGCGCGGTCATCGGGCGCACCCGCGTCGAGAGTGGCACGTTCCGCGACCCTGGCATCGCGCGCAAGGTGGCGCAGGCCGCCGATGGTCTAGAGATGAGCCCTGGCTTCTTTCACCCGCTCGATCAGCCGGACGTGGCGGGTGTGTTTCATACGATCCGCACGTTTGAACGGTCGGTCGTGCCTACCCGCTATGGGCGCGCATCGAATCTGTTTACTGGCTTCACGGTCAAGGAGTTCCGCATGGACATAGCCGAAATGGAAAAGCGCTTCAAGGCGATGTATACCGAACTGGGGCTGACACCGGAGCAAGGCGCGGCGCTGGGCGATCAGCTCGTCGCCACCGAGAAGGCAGCCGCCCAGCAGGGCATTGCGTACAAAGACGCGGAGATCGAATATCCCGATATCGTGGTCAACGGCGTGACCTACAAGGCCAGCCCGCCGCCTGCCATGGCTGCGCCCGACGCAGAGGACGCCGCCGAAGCGCCTGAGACGCCCGGCGAGGCGCCGGATGCCGAAGATCTGGCCGAAGGGCCGGAGGATACGGGCGACTACATAGGCGATATGTCGGTCGACGACTTCAAGGCGATGCTGGCCGAGCTGCTGGGGCCGGTGCTCAAGATGCAGGATATGGTCAAGTCGATTGGCGACGCGCACGCCGAACTCAAGGGCATGTACGGCGGCGTCGCGACCAAGGACGACGCGCGCGCCCAGGAGCTGATCGCGCTGAAGGCGCAGTACGCCGATCTCGCTGCCAAGATCGCTACCATCGAGGGCGATCAGCCCAACACCATTTTGCCGGATGAGGTCGCGGCGGCCCTCAAGAGCGCCGGGCCCGCCAAGCCTGCGGTCCCGGAGAATCCCGCCATCACCCAGGCGCTGAACGATCCCAACCGCCCGCTCGCCTGGTTAGGTATGTCAGTCATGCCCGAACTCTATCAGAATGGAGCAAACGAATGACGTATGGTGCTTCCCAACCATCGCTCTCCCCTGACGCTATCGCGCTGCTGAATGCGATGGCCTCGGGGATCACCACGAAGGACGCCGGGACCGCTGCTGGCGCGCAGCTGCACGGCCCTGGTGGACTGCTCTCAACACGCGGGCTGAACGCGCAGATCCCGAACGCGATGATCATGCCGCGCGGGATCAGCGGGCGGCTGCCGGTCAAGCCGTCGACCAACACGAATGAGATCTTTGCGATCCTGACTGGGCAGCTGGCCTCGACCGGCGCCGAGCCATCGACCGCCTGCGCCGAGTGGCCGATGGTCGGACAGTTCAAAGTCTGCCAGCAGCAGACGCCGTTTGGCCAGCAGGGGCGCGAGTCGCAAGTCCTCAACATCAAGTACGCCGGGCAGACGATCAATCGCGGTGAGTTCACCGACAACGTGCTGTTTGGTCAGCCGGATCTCGGCAACGCCGTGACCGCCGGGCCGATCAACTGGGGCCAGATCCTGCAAACCGAAGTCGAAAAGAAGATGGGTGAGCTGTACAACGGGTACTTCAGGGACTATTCACGTTTCCTCTACACCGGCAATCCGCAAGTGACCGCCGGATCGGCGGGCTGGATGCAGTATCGCGGCCTGGATCTGCTTGTGTCGGACGGCAAACGCGACGCGATCTCAGGGGTGCTCTGCCCGGCCGCCGATTCCGTCGTATTCGACTTCAACGGCACGAACGCCAGCACCAGCGGCGCGACGGTGTACGCGATCATCGCGAACATCGTGACCAATCTGGAGCGGCTGCAAGTCCAGCTGGGCTTTGAGACCAAGTGGGCGCTGACGATGACCTACCGCGCCTACTGGGCGCTCACCCAAATCTGGCCGTGCGTGTACGCAACCGCCGGCTGCGCGCCGACTGCGACGAATCAGATCGTGCGCACCTCCAGCCTCGAAGAGCAAACGCAGATGCGCGACGACATGCGCGCGCGGATGGTGCTCAAGATCGAGGGCAAGGACTACGAGGTGGTCATCGACGATATGATCGCGGAGACGCCCGCCGCCGGCGGCGTGGTCGGCACGTACCAGTCGAACATCTATTTTCTGCCGCTCACCGCCAACGGCCAGCCGACGCTGTACTGGGAGTATTTCCAGTTCGATCAGCAGGCCACGGCGGCGGCGGCGGCGGCGGCGATGGCCCCGACCGGCTACTTTACGACCTTGCAAAACGGGCGCTTCTTGCAGTCGCGACTCAGCCCCACGCATACGTGTGTGCAGGTGGAGATCGTGGAGCGCCCACGCCTGATCCTGATGACACCGTTTCTGGCGGCGAAGATGACCAACGTCAGATATAACATCACCGTGGCTGGGCGCGATGCGTATCCGGGCGATGCGTACTTCGCCAATGGTGGCGGCACTACGCAGCCACTTCCTTACTTTTATCCAAATTCCGTTGGCGGATGAGTCGGGCGGTAGTCGATTGTTTTTGTGGCTTTTCGCAGGTTACAGGGAAGGCAAAGCGGTTGAATGTTCGATATATCGCCAGACCCACCACTATCGATGGGAACGATATGATCGGGCGTCAATTTCTCTGCCTTCCCACAGCACAGGCAGACATGGCCGTATTTCGCGCACAGCTCACGCCATTGTTTCGCACTGTACGATCCGCCATTCTTCTTGAGTTTGGCGCGACGTGCGTGAATAGCGGCCATCGAATGCGCGATCTGTTTGCGTTTATGTTCTGGATTGTTGCGATAGCGCTCACGCAGATACACACGTTTGTATTCACGCAGGTGTGCATCATTCTGCCAGCGTTGGCGTTCGCGTTCTTTGACCCGTTCATTTACATCGGGGCGCTGCATGTGGGCAAGGACGCGGGCTTTAACATAAGGGCGCTGGTTATATGCGCGCTGATATGCTCGTCGTGGCTCTTGCCGTCCTGGGCGCGACTCGTATTCTTGATCATAATCGCGCCGTTGTTGTTTAACCTCAGGGCGCTGCTTGTATTCACGAGCAAGCTCATTCAGACATGCGGTACATTGACCGCGATACCCATCGGCATAGCCTTTGCCTTTACGAAAGTCAGTCAACGGCTTTTCAATTTGACACTTCGAACAACGTTTCATGATGTACTCCTATGTGGCTTAACTTCACGTAGAATTAGTATAACACGAAACGAGTGTTTATAGCATTACAATCGTGTAATCAGCGCGCGGCTAGGGTCGCTCCTGAACAGACAGAGACTCCGCTGTCTGCCGCGCGCTTCACTCGGAGGCGTGAAAGGAGAACACGCATGTTGTGTACATTTACAACGAAGGATGGGGCGCTGATCGTGCGGTCGGATGACATTCGATTGATTCAGGATCACAGCGTTGACCAATCGCGGCTGCACTGGATGGATGGTCCAGAATTGAACAACGCATTTATCACCGGCACCGCCATCGAAAACCGCGACCGCATCCAGCAAGAAGAGCTGGACATGATCGCCAAGGTCGAGGCGCACCGCTACGAGACGCAGCGTAGGCTCAGCGAGGGCTACCCGGTGCCGCCGATCAAGCGGGGGAGGGCATCGTAATGGGCCTTCCGTTGACAAAAACCGTGACGATCGTATGGGATGGCGCGGGATGGCGCGATCAGCAGACCGGCGTGTTAGTCGAGGGTGTGCAACGGCTGTATGATTCGAAGGGCGGTGTGACCGCAGTCGGAAAACCAACAATCCAACGGGAGGGACAACCGATGGACGATTATCCGTGGTACGAAGAACTGGATGCACGCGAACGTGTGCAGGTCAACCATGCGCGATCCTACGCGAAGAACTTTAACAGCGCGGGTGTACCGGGGCACAGTCAGCATATGTTGATCGCAAAGTTGGCGAAGTTGCTTGACACGGCGCAAGTGGGGATGTATCCGCCGAGCGATGACGATGACGGGATGAACCCCGTATGATCAAGCCAATTTGCTCCGTCATCATCCCCGTCGGCCCGCGTCACGCGCAGCACTGCCGGGTGGCGGCGGCCAGCGCGCTCCAGCAGTCGATCGGGCGGAACACGGTCGAGGTGATCGTCGCGCCCGATGGCAGCGCGGATGTCGCGCCGATGGCCGGGGTCACGGTGCTGGAATCGGACGGCGAGCGGCGCGGTCCGGCGCACACACGCAACCGAGGCATCGCACAGGCGGCGGGATCGTTCATCACGTTCCTGGACGCCGACGATTATCTCCAGCCGCGTGGGCTGGAGCACATGCTACGGGCCTATGCGACCGGGCGTTATGGGTACATTTACGGGAACTGTTTTACCGTTGAGCAAGATGGCAGTTACGTGCTCAGGGGTGCGCCGGATTACGTCCAGAAGGACATGGCGCACTACAACATCCATGTCATCACGACGCTGATCCCGACGCACATCGTTAAAAGGCTCGGGGGATTGGATGAGCGCATCGACGCCTGGGAAGATTGGGCCTGGCATCTGAAGCTCGCGATCGCGGGCATCTGCGGCTACCGGGTCGATGAGCCGGTGTTCGTGTACCGGGTGTTCGAGGGCGATCGGATGACCGTGTTCAACCGCGACCGCTCGACCATGGAGCCGGTCTGGAAGCTGTATCGCAATACACAGGGGGTGATTGAGATGGCAAGCTGCTGTGGAGGGGATGCCACATTGGCGCAACTGGCCGGTTTGGGCGTCCAGGGCGTGGCCGCGCCACCCGCGCGCGGCGTGGGCGATGGCATGGTCAGAGTCAAGTACGTCGGGGACGATCGGAATAGCATCCCCTTCGACTTCGGCGTCGGGGAGCCGATCCGGCTGGGCGCGAACGCCATGCACCGCTACGCGAATGTGACCGTGCAGCAGGCGGCGTGGCTGGCCGAGCGCATCCCGGTGATCGTGGTCCCGGAGGCCGACCCGCCGTCGCTGCCGCCCGAGGCGCTGCCGGAGGTGGTGCGGCCCGAGCAGAACGCGCACGCGCTGCGGCCGGCAAGGCGGGCGCAGGCAAATGCAGTAGCACGAGTCGTGGATCGTGTGACGATTTATTTGCCACCTGAATGTGTTATCTGCGGTGATCGGGCGATTACCACCGCTGGGCACTACCCAGTTTGCGGAAAACACTATAATGCCTATCAGGCAGAGGGGCGCAAAAATCTCCCTGATAACCAACGGGTGGTATGGCAGCAGATTCAGCGTGCAGGGGAAAGGCAATGAACGTCGCGGCGATTATGCCCTGCCGGGGGCGCGCAGAGCAGACCGTGCGCAACGTCAAGCGGCTGCTGGCGACGGCGGGCTACAGCGATTGGCAGTTGATTTGTATGGTCGATAACGATCCGCCTGTGATGGGGGCACTGACCAATGCCGATCTGCCGATTTGGTACGCTGGTACGCATGAGCGGCGCGGGTATTGGGGTTGTCTCCAAACAGCAACCGATCATTGGCCGGAGTTTACCCATTTGGTCAACCTGGCCAACGACCTCCTGCCCGGTCAGCACTGGCTCATACGGGCGGTACGTGCCTACCAGGCGACGTTTGGCGATGGGCCGGGGATGGTCGGCTTCAACGACGGGCATCACGAGACCGGGCACAGCTGCCACTTCCTGATCAGCCGCAGCCTGCTCATGGACTACGGCGGCTGGCCGACCATGTACGATCATACGCATGGCGATACGGAGCTGTGCCAGCGCGCGATTGCCGATGGCCTGTACGTCAAAGCGCCGTGGGCGACGCTGTTCCACGACCATCCCTACTTCGGCGGCGACGATGACGCGGTGTATGCCGAAGGGCGCATGAAGATCGATCAGGACGCCGCGCTGTACGAGCGGCGCAAGGCAAACGGGTGGCGATCATGACCTGGATGGACGATGACAGTACGCCGGTGCATTGCGTGCAGCTCAAAGAAGAGTTCGAGTGGCTGCTCGGCATCTACGATAAGCTGAAGCCGCGCAAGGTCCTAGAGATCGGCGCGCACGTCGGCGGCACGCTGTGGCATTTCATGCAGCACGCGCCGAAGGGCTCGAATTTCACCAGCGTGTCGATTGGCTCGACTGCGCATATTCCGCTGTGGGTCAGCTGGGCGAACGAGCGCGGGCATGGCCTGGAGGCGATCGACGCCGATAGCACGAGTCTCGCATCAGTGGATTGGATGCGGATTCAGGCGCCGTATGATTTCGCGTTCATCGACGGCTCGCACTGGTATGAATATGTGAGCCAGGACTGGGCCAACGTGCGCCCGATGGTGCGCAAGGGTGGCGTGATTGCCTTTCATGATGTGACCGACCACGGCGGCATGCCGAATGAGCGCGTGGATGTGCCCCGACTGTGGCGCGAGATCAAAGCCGAAAAGGGGCTGAAGACCGCTGAGAAGGTCGCGCTGCCGGGCGTGTACTGCGGGATCGGGGTGGTGTATTTGTGAGCTACTGTTTAACAACGGCGATTGTCGAGGCTGAACAGTTTGATCCTGAGCAAACATGGCCAGAATGTATACATCCATGGCCAGATGAGCATGGAATGCAGCCGCGCGACACAACCTGGGGCTATATCAATACCCCAGCTGGGCGCGCACATATTATGGCAGGCGATTGGATTGTTACCGGTTACACCGATGGACGGACATGGCTCCAGCTTGTATCAGAACAGAACTTTAGGATGTACTACAAAGCAATCGAGGTTACGTCGTGAACATCCTGCTTGCCATCGCGCACTACGCGCAGCCGACGCCCGAGGCCGCCGCAAATCTCACCCGCTGCCTGGTCGGCTGGCGTGGGCTGGCTGAGTCGGGCGTGCAGGACTTCGGCGGGCCGTGCATTGCGACGAAAGCGCACCAGCTTGATATCGTCGTGGTTGACGACGGTATCCACACCGCGTGCGAGTATGTGCCGATCGGCTTGTGTGACTGGGCGCACGTCGACGGCGATCCGCTGCGGCTGCCGCTGGAATGCCGCAGGCTCATGGACGATCGGCGGTTTGGCTACGATCTGCTGTGCTACAGCGAGCATGACAACTGGCCACTTGATCCGGTGTTCTTTGAGCGGGTATACAGTTGGCAGGCGGGCTTTGCCGATCAGGTGCTGATCCCACACCGTTTCGAGCGTACCCAGCAGCCGCCGTATAAGGTCTACATCGACGGCGCAAACGGCTGGGGGGCATACGGGGCCATGTGGGCGGTCACGAGCGCGCAGTGGGCGTATTGGAGACAGCAATCGCATTTCTTGGAGTACACCGATCAATTCGCCGGGCCGCTCGAAAGTGGCTGCGCGTGGTCGCTCATGCAGGCGTTCGACTGTGTGAAGCTGGCCGGTTTCGAAAGCGAACACATCGGGGATCGCTACGCGCGGCGGTCGGTGACGCGGGGGCTGGCGTGGAGTTGACGACCTTCGTCTTGGCCGCCCTTGCGGTCTACCGCCTGTCACGGATGCTCACCGATGAGGAAGGCCCGTTTATGATCTTCACGAAGCTGCGCGGGCTGGCCAAGCCGGATACGTGGGTCGGGCGCGGCCTGGAGTGCATCATGTGCATGTCGGTGTGGGTCGCGCTCGCCGTCGCGCTGTACATCGATCTCACGTGGACCTTACCGTTAACCTGGCTGGCGCTGTCGAGTGTAACCGTCCTTATTCGGAAGTGGGAGCAAAAGCGATGACTCGGGCTGGACCTGCCATCCCCGTCGTCGCCGTCACGGATCGATCCGCCGACGGCGGCCCGGCGTTGCGCGTCGCGGTGGTGGCTGATGGGCGGCCCGTCGAGGCCGGACCCGCGCGTCCGGTGATTGTGGTGAGCGATGGGCGCCCGACGCAAGGCAATGAACCCATGCCGATCGTGGTTGCGAGTGGCGCGCAGGCGGCGGGGGTGCTGGCTGGGCTGGCGATCCCGATCGTGGTGGTGAGCGGGTCGCTCAATCCAGTGCCAGCTAACACGGTACTCCCGGTGATCAGCGGGGCGCTTGGCACTTTGAGTACAACCAACGGCACCTGGGCGAATACACCGACGAGCTTTGCCTATCAGTGGAAACGTAACGGCGCGAACATCGGCGGCGCGACGGCGAACACCTACACGATTGTCACGGCTGATATTGGCACCACGCTTACGGTCACGGTCACGGCGACGAACGCGGCCGGATCGACGCCCGCCACAAGCGCGGGCTACACGCCGACGTATACCCAGAAGATCATTGCTGCTGGGCCAATCGCCTACTGGCCACAGGCGGAAGCTGCAGGTGCGACCGTATCGCTTGATGCTAGCGGTGGCGGGTTCAACGGCGTGTATACTGGTGTCACGCTTGGCGGCGCGGGTATTGGCGACGGGCGCACATCGGCATTGTTTGTACCTGCCAGCAGCAGCCGTAACAATGTCAACGTGGCAGGGCTGTCAACGGCGCTCAATGGCGCAGAGGGCACGTTGTCGCTTTGGGCACAGGTGCGCGCAGCAGGAGTATGGTCGGATGGGGTCAACCGCTGGATTTTTCGCCTAGAACGTGCGGCAGCAAATAATATTGTTGATATTATCAAGCGAAATATAGCGGGGCAGCTTGATTTTAACTACAAGGCAAATGCTGTAGCAAAGGTCGTTTCCCCGGCTGGGCAAAATACAACGGCGTGGATGCATTATGCGATAACGTGGAGTGCTGGCGCGAATCAAATGAAGGCATATTTAAACGGGGCTCAAGTCGGATCAACACAAGTTGGGTTGGGTGTTTGGCAAAATGGCACCTTTGATCAGGCCGATGTTGGCGCGATCAGCAGCACGGGATCGAGCCCGTATGATGGATCGATCGCGCATGTGGCGCTGTTCGCATCTGCATTGTCAGGTACGCAAATTGTCACATTAGCGACGGTGCCATAATGACAAAATATCTACTGCCGATCATTTTGTTCGCACTGACGCTACCTATGAGTGCGCCGGCCAGTTTGCCCGCATGCACGCAAGCGCAGCACGATCGGTATCAGGCGACGGGGGCAAATTAGCTATGCCCTTACTCCCCCTTGACATCTGGCGCGCGGAGATCGGCTTCAACCCCTGGCTGTTCTGGGGGTTGGCCGATGGCACGATCGTGAAAAACGATAGCAAGTGCTCGGGCCTGGTGCGCGAGTATTCCTGGCAGGGCACCGACGCGGCGGGGCGCGACGATCTGCGGCGGGCGATCGAGCGCGCCGAGGATACCTTATTTAAGTATCTGGGCTTTCGCGTGGCGCCGGAGTACGTGACGACACAGCTGCCCTGGCCGCGCTTCAACGATGCGTCGATGGTGCGTTACCGCGATACCGACGCGACCGGGCGCCGGGTGGCGCTGCTCGCCCCAGAGTTTTATGTGCAGGCGATGGGCATCGAGCAGCTGACCCTGATCGGCAGCGCGACGGTCGGCGGCGGCACGCTGGTGTACTCGGATGCGTTCGGCACCGGCTTTAACGATACCTTTACGATCACGCTGCCCACGACGGTGACGGATGTGGGCGAGATCGCCGTGTACTTCAGCGTGGCGGATCGCTTCGACGATCTGGCCGTGGGCGATCGTTGGCGCATCGAGCCGCTCCAGATCAGTATCGCGGGTGGCTTTGTCACGATCGTCGGCCGCCGCTGGCTGGTGGTGCGACCGATTCTGTACCAGGCGCCGAGTCTCAACGCGCTGAACCCCACGATCGCGGGCAACTTCGTGACGAGCCTCGATGTCTATGCGCACACGACGAACGGCGACGGGCTGACGACCACGACGTGTCAGGCCACATTGCAATATGAGTCGAGCGACTGCGGCGGCTGGGGCGCGGGCTTCTGCATCGGGCCGGCGGCGGGGTCGACCGATCCGGGGACGGTCGCGGAGGCGATCGGGCGCGCGGGCATCCGCGACAAGCGCCTCGGGCTGATCGACCCGGCGCCAGCGGTGTTCAACACGACGACGGGGCTGTGGCAAAGCGCGTTTACGTGCGGCGGGTGCTACGCCGAGCCGGATCGGGTCATCCTGCGCTACCTGGCCGGCGATGCGCTCGAAAACGGCGTCATGGCCAAGAAGTGGCAGCAGACCACGACCATGCTAGCGGCGGCGGAATTGAAGCGGCGGATCTGTGCCTGCCGAGATGTGAATGAGCGGATTCACGATCTCCAGCTGGACCTGTCGCTGCAATCGACGCAGACGGAACGCTACCAGCGCACGAACGAGGACATGAACTGTCCGTTTGGCACCCGGCTTGGTCATATATCCGCGTGGAAAAAGGCCAACGACTATATCTTACGGCGCGGGTACAGCGCATAAGGAGCACCAACGATGCCTACGACGCAAAGTAACGAGACCTATACCCAGAATTTTATCAGAGCATTCACCCAGCGCGGCGGCCCGTCGCCGTCCAATCTCGTGCGCTTCGCCGGGCTGGACGAGCAGTATCTGATGGTCGGGGATATCGCGCGGCCCGATCGCGGCAGCATCAACGCGATCAACGTGAACGACCCCAGGGTGCGCGGGCTGTTCAAGCGCACCGGGATCACGATCGACGCGCCGGATATTCCCTCGAACACGCTGACCTTCAAGCAGTTCATCAACGGCGTGCCGTGGTATCAGTTCCGGCTGAACTGCCCGATCAACGTGTATGAGTCGTTCGGCCCATGCGGCGACCCCGCCGACCCGCTGAACGGCTGGCTGACGCTGACGACGCTCTCGCGCGGGCTCTCGACTGACAAGAGCTACACCGGGCGCACGCCGTTCGATGGCTCGGATGAGACGCACGCCGAGATCGGCTTTAGCTGGATGGGCGATGTGTACACGGTGGGCGGGATCGCGATCGGGGAGCAGGCGTCCGTTTCCGTGACCACTGAGGTGGTCGACATCGTGTACGGCGGCGCGGCGGTGTGCTCCGACTGCGGGCCCGCCAATGACGGCACGAAGTGGATCTACGCCTTGCAGCAGACGGCCGGCGGGTCGTCAGCGGTCAATGGCGTGGTGAAATATTCGACCGACTATGGGCTGACCTGGACCGACAGCGCGATCACCGGGCTCGCGATCGGCTCACTTGTGACGGCGATCGATATCGTCGGCCAGTTCCTGGTAGTGCTCAGTAAAACTGAACTGGCGTATTTCGTCGCGCAGATCAACCAGATGACCGGCGCGCCGGGGGCGTGGGTGCGCGTGTCGACCGGCTTCGTGGCCGCCAAAGGCCCGAACGATATGTGGGTGGAAAGCCCGAACGCGGCCTACTTCGTGGGCGACGGTGGGTATATCTACAAATCGACGAACATCCTGAGCGGTGTCACGGTGCTGTCGGCGGCCGGCCAGACCACACAGAACCTGAATCGCATCCACGGCGCGGCGGGTACGATCGTGGTGGTCGGGGCGGGCAACGTGATCCTGGTTTCGACCAATCGCGGCGCCACCTGGGGCGTGCCGGCGGCGGGCGTGACCGGCGCGCACAGCGCCGTATGCGTTCTGGGTCCATTGGAATGGTACTTGGGGACCTTAGATACCACCGGCAAGGTGTGGTACACCGAGACGGCCGGCGCGATCTGGACGCAGCAGGTGTTGCCGGGCGCGGCGCTGACCACGGTCAACGATATCGTGTGGCCGACGAACGAAGACGGATGGATCGCGGCAACGCGCACCGGGCCGACGGCGGCGATCTTCCAGACCACGTTCGGCGGCGCGCTGTGGGGTGAGTCGAACACGAGCCGCCTGCCGCCGACCCTGCCGGTGTTCGCCCGCGCGAATCGCATCGCGGTGCCGCAGGTGCCCGATCTGATGGTCGACGCGAACAACCTGGCTATCGCTGGGCTGGGCGGCGGGTTCACCGATGGCGTGATCTACGTCGGCAGTTCGCCGGTGGTATAGTCCTCGTAGCGCGCGGCTAGGGTCGCTCCTGAACAGCGGGACCATCCCCAACCGCTGATGCGCGCTCCTCTCTGGGGACGGTATAAAGGGGATACGATGCCATATCTACCCGAGGCGCTGCCAACCTACACCTTCAAGAACGGCGCGGTTGCGACGATCCACCGCATCGGCCAGATGACGATCGCGCAGATCGCGCAGGGGGTTGAAAAGAAAATTCCGGCCGTGTCGGTGCCGACGTTCACGACCGACATGGGCGCGGGTCCGGTTGAGCAACCTAACCCGGCCTCGAAAGAGTACCAGCAGGCGGTCACGGATCGACGCAGCCAGGTCAACATGCTGACCATGGACAAGTTGATCGATTTGGCGATCGACATCGATATCGATCAGCTCGCGTTGTCACGGCTCGAAGAGGGTATGCAGCGGATTGACGAGCCAATTGTCGAGATCAGCGATAAGGTGGCGTTCATCAAGCACTGCTGCGTGACCGAAGGATCGGAGCTGTCCAAGCTGGGCGCGCTGATTCGCGGCGATGTCGAGGAGGCCGCCGACGCCGCGACCGCCACCTTTTCAAGTGACGTACCAGGGCCGCGCGCTGAACCGCTGGAGTCTGCCCCCCTCCGGGGTGCGCTTCTCGCTTAATTTTGAATTAATCCTGGCCGCGAGGTGGCGCGGGCTGAGTGACGCGGCGATGGAGGCGCTCACGATCGAGGACCAGGGGCGCGTGCTGGCCGCGTACCGCACGGCGATGCACCTGGAGGCGGTTCAGATCCACCATCCGATAGGCAAGAAGAGACGACGATGAGCGCGGGCCGGACTCGCACCGACCGATGTTGGGTTTTATGTAGATATATCTACCACCGAACACAGATTACTCTGCCGGGTCGCTCTTTCCCGCTGCCGCGCTCATCAGTAGGATTATAGCATGGCACTGCAACCGATCGGCCTTGATGCTACCCTGACGAACGTTCCGGATTTTACGGGCGGCATCGACAAAATGAATAAGGCGGTCGACTCGTTCGCGCAGAACGGGCAGGAGGCCGGCGGCGGCTTCTCGAAGGGCTTTGGCGAGATCGTCACCGGCGCGCTGCGCGAGATCGGCACCCTCGCGGTCGACGCGCTGATGAAGGCCGGGCAAGCCGTCGCGGGCTTCGTCAAGAGCTCGATCGACGTGGCCGGCAACTTCCAGCAGGGCTTTGCGCAGTTTCAGGTGGCGGTCGGCCACACGATCGACGACAGCGGCAAATCGCTGGATGATTTCAAGAAGCTGTTCATCAGTCTGGGCAAGGAACTGCCGGTCAGTACCCAGGAGGTGGAAACCGCCGCGACGGAGATGGCCAAGGGCGGCATCGACCCGGCCGTGATCGCGGCCGGTGCGCTGAAGCAGACCATCCAGTTTGCCGCCGCTGCGATGAAGGGCGATCTGGTGCAGGCCGCGCAGATCAGCGCCAAGACGATGCAGGCGTGGACCAGCATCACTGATACCACCGCAACCAAAACCGACTTTCTGACGCACGCCCAGAACCTGATGACGCAGGCCACGACCGCTGCATCGACCACCGTCGATCAGCTGTTCCTGGGGCTCTCGAACGTCGGCGGCACGGCGCGGCTGGCTGGCGCATCGTTCGATGAAACGGTGAAAGCCTTAGCGCAGCTCACCCCCTCATTCGCCAGCGCGGCCGATGCGGGGACCAGCCTCAAAACGTTTTTCGCGCGTCTCCAGCCCACGACCAAACCTGCAACCGATGCCATGCGGGAACTAGGGCTGTATACAGACAAAACCGGCTCCGCTTTCTACGACGCGCAGGGCAACTTCATCGGCATGCAGGCCGCCGAAGATTTGCTGAACAAAGCCACGGTTGGCCTGACGAACGCCCAGCGTGAGCAGGCACTGCAAACGATCTTTGGTAACGATGCGATTCGCGCCGCCGGGGTGTTCGCGTTGCAGGGCCAGGCGGGCTACGACGCCTTGTCCAAGAGTATCGGCCAGCAAACGACGCTCACTGACGCAGCGGCGATCAACCAGGCCACCTATAATACCGCCGTCGAAAACGCCAAGGGCAGCGTGGAGGCGCTCCAGATTACGGTCGGCACGGCGCTGCTGCCGGTGCTCACCGATCTGATGAACAATGTGGTAGCGCCAGCGATCAATACCCTGACCACGTTCGCGAGTGCGCTCTTTGGGGATAAAGATGCGTTCAACCAGCTCGATCCGGTCATGCAGGGGATGGTTACAACGATCGGTACGCTGGTTACAGATGTGCAGGGGATCGTTAGTGCGTTCAATGACGGTGGCGTAAGTACAGCAGCGTTTGCATCGTCACTGGACAAACTCGCCATCTCAACGCACCGGCCAGGCTGATTGAAAATATTGTCACCGAGGCACAAAAGCTCTCCAAAGCCTTCGATACCGGCGGCATCTCCGGCGCGATCGATCAGCTGATCGCAGATATTACGGCGGCGATCCCCGATATTGAAAAAGCGCTGCTTGGCTGGGGGCAGGCGTTCGTCGACTGGATCGCGCCGATGATCCCGCCGGCAATTAAGGCATTAGGCGATTTCGCGGCGGCGGGGTGGGATTGGGTCAAGCAGCAGGCGCCGGAATGGGGCAAACAACTGCTCACATGGGGCAACGAGCTATCGGCGTGGATCGCGCCGATGATCCCGCCGGCACTTGCTGAGCTGGGCAAGCTCGCCACGCAGTTTTTAGGGTGGATTGGCGATCAGGCCGCGCCGATCTTAGCAAAGTTTCAAGATTGGGCTACCTCATTCAGTGCATGGATCGGACCGGCGACGGTGGCATTCCTCAAGGAATGGCCCACGACGCTTGATAAATTCCTTGATTGGATTGGCACGTCGGCGGGGCCAATTCTCAAACAACTTGGTGACTGGGCGGTGTCGTTTATCGCATGGGTGGTGCCGATGATCCCAGGATTTTTACTTGAAGTAGGGAAAATTGCGCTGGCCATCGGCGTCTTTATTGTCGAAACATCGGTTGAGCTCAATAAAAAGATGCTTCAGTGGGCGCTGGCGATGACTGAATGGGTCGGAACAGATGCGATCCCGAAGCTTCTCAAGGCATTGGGTGAGATGTGGTCAAACATAAACGATTGGGGACTCCAAACCGAACGGGATATTGGAGATTTAATGATTAAGGTGGGCACGAGCGCAGTTGATGGCATTAAACAGGGGCTTATCGGGGCATGGGATAGCCTTACGGGATGGTTGTCAAACAAAGCAAAGGAAATGGTCAGCGCCGCGCTTGATGCGATCGGCGCGCGTTCGCCCGCGACTGAGTTCATGCCGGTTGGGCAGTTTGCGGTGCAAGGCATCATGGAGGGCTTCAAGGCCGCATGGCCCACGCTCACCGATCAGATCGGCAGCCTCTCGGGCGATCTGGTGAGCAAGATGGGGAATATCGGCACGCAGATCCAGAGCGCCATCGCTGACTCGTTTGGATCGACCGCCTCGATCGACCGCCAGATCGCGAAGAACCTTGATCGCTTCAAGGACGTGCTGCCGCAGTACGCGCAGTACACCCAGGGCGCCTTGCAAGAGGCGCAGAGCCAGGCGCAGGGCATGGCCGACCCGGCCGAGGGCGCGAAGTTCTTCAAGATGCGCTCAGATCAGATCTTGGAGTACGCCAAGCTCCAGAAGGATCTGAGCGAGGCCACCAGCCAGGATGACAAGGACCGCATCACCAAGCAGATGCAGCTGATCAATCAGGCCCAGCAGGCCGAGATCAGCGGGTTCGATGCGACCGCGCAGGCCACCAGCCCGTTGCAGAACATCGCCTCTCAGATCAACGACATCATGAAGAGCATCGCCGGGATTAATCTCACCGACAGCCAGATTCATATCGTCGATCAGCTGGCGACGATTTTGGGCGGCCTGCAAACGCCGGTCAACACACGCGCCGATGCTTACGCGCATCCGACGACGACGACTACGAGTAGCACCACCTTGAATATGCCGATCTACACGAATCAGTCACCGACCGTGCTCCAGTCGAGCATGGCGATTGCCGGGGCGGCGCTGCTATGATGTCACTCCGCACCTACACGCGGTTGCCGTCGATCCAAAACGGCTACGAGCTGGACGATCAGTTCAGCGTCGTGGTTCCTATTGCTACCACAAATATTATTGTCAACCCTTCATTTGAAACCAATACTACATCATGGACGGCTATTGGCGGCAGCATTGCACGAAGCACACTCTTCCAATACCACGGTGCCTATTCCCTTGCGATTACTCCAACCGCAGCAACCACAGATGGCGCACGGTATGATACGGTTGCGCTCACCACTGGCGTCATGTATGGTTACAGTGCGAAGGTGCTGGGGCAGGCTGGTGTATCCTATAAGCTCTGCATTGAAACAACGGCAGGTGTCGAACTCACATCGATCGTCTTTGTTGCATCTGGCAGGTGGCAGTGGGTTGGGGGATATTGGTACGAGTCGACCACAACTACTCGACGCTTTACGATTCGTAAAAATGGTAGTGCGTCAACTGCTATCTTTTACATAGATGGTGCGCAAGTCGAAATCGTTGTGCCGGGAAATACCTTTACTACTTATTGCGACGGCGATCAGCTGGGCTTCGTGCCCAACCAGGTGCCCGTCGCCTACGCCTGGAGCGGCACGCCGCACGCATCGACATCCACGCGCTCGGGGCTGACCCGCGCAGGAGGCATGGTGATACCGTTCAAGCAATTCGGCTTTTTGCTCACCGCAATCGTCGGCCTGGGGCTGGCCGCGCCGCAAAATGTCGCGACGGAATACGCAAGGATCGACGGCGGCTATGATGACTATACCCGCAAGCCAACGCGGCAGTTCACACTGTCCGGCCAGTTCCAGGCTGGGACCGACTACCTCCAGCTGCGTCAGCAGCGCGGCGGGCTGGCGCATTTGCTCGATAGGGATCTCGTGGGGCAAGATCAGCGCCTGCTCCTGAAGCGCGAGGTCATCGATCCGTGTGGGACTACGCAGAGCACAACCTGCCAACTGCCGGTGAAGTACCAGGGGGGTCTCCAAGGCAACACCGATAACCAGATAGCCGAGCAGGCGGCGATCACATTCACGCAGTATCTGCCGAACGTGCTCTCTGATGGGGAGGCGGGCGCGGCGCTGAGTGTGCAAACGAACATCGCCTCGAATGCCAACGGTATCTTGCAGCGCAGCCCGGCTGGCGTGTGGTCAAGCATGGGCAGCGTGACGGCGGGCTTCAAGGTCATCTCTACGGCGCGCGGCCTGGACGGGCTGATCTACGTCGGCGGCGACTTCACGCCCGCGCCCGCGAACGACGTGGCCAGCTGGAACGGCAGCGCGTTCAGCGCCATGGGGAGTGGCGCGGCGGGCGGCTTCGTGTATCAACTGGCCGTGTTTCCGAATGGAAACATCGTCGCGGTGGGCACGTTCACCAGCATGGGCGGCGTTGCAAACACGAATAAAGTTGCGGTCTGGAACGGCGCCGCGTGGACCTCGATCAGCGCGGCGTTCGTCGGCACGGAGATCCGCTGTGCGGTGATGGGCGCGAACGGCGTGCTGTACGTCGGCGGGGTGTTCAGCAGCATCGGCGGGGTCGCGGCCACGAATGTGACGAGCTACAACCCGGCCACCACGACCTGGGCCGCGCTTGGCGCGGGCATCGCGGCTGGCGGGGTCAGCGCCTTAGCGGCCAGCGGGACCACGATCTACGCGGCGGTTGAGAACAACAATGTCCAGAAGTGGAACGGCAGCGCCTGGGCCAACATCGGCACCGCGACCGGCGGCGGGAGCGACCCGCAGGCGCTGGCGATTGGGCCCAACGGCGTGCTCTACGCGGCGGGGGACTTCACGACCATCGGCGGGGTGGCGGCGAACTACATCGCCAGCTACAATGGGGTTACGTGGTCCCCACTGGGGGCCGGGCTGAACAACTCCGTCAACGTGCTGGCCTTGTCGTTCGATGCGCGCGGGCTGCTGCACGCCGGAGGCACATTTACCACGGCAGGCGGGATCACCACGCCGACCGGCGGCGCAATCTGGAACGGCGCAACGTGGGTGTATGAGGATATCATTCCGGCCGCGACGGCGAGCATGTACGGGAGTCTGAGTCTCCCAAATGGACAATTCTACATCGGGACCACCAACGGCGGCAGCGCGATCGGGCCGGGGACCACGACGATCACGAATACCGGCAGCGCGCGGGCGTATCCGATCATTAAAATCTATGGGCCATCGTCTGGGACCGCGCGGATCTACAGTATCTACAACGCGACCACCAACCGCAGCATGTGGCTGAATCTGACGATTAGTGCGGGCGAAGTTTGCACGCTGGTATTCCAGCCGGATAGCCTCAGCTTCACATCGACGTTCCAGGGGAATATCGCCAACAGCATTCTCTCAGGGAGTAATACTGCTGATTTCTTCCTTGATCCGGGCGCGAACAACATCGCGTTTTTGTCAGCATCGAGCACCGTGGTCGCAACGCTGTACTATCGACC